GACGGTCTTCTTGTTGATGACCATTGAATGTTTGTTCCCACAAGCAATGGGCGAGAACCTCTTCAGGAGAAAATTCCTCAAGCGACTTCTCACAGATCTCACTATCAACCCACTTCTCCCATCTTGCAAAAGAAATTCCGATCGTGGTTCCTTCAGAATCAATGCCGTCTACTACAGGGAACAATTCGGGATCGTAGACACCTGACTTGTTTTGTACCGAAATAACAAAATCTGAGGGTTCCGGAACCAACCGAATGGTTTTGGAGATGGTGTCTAGATATCGCTTTTTGATCTTTTGCCAATCGCCATCACGAAATAAGACAGGATCATCAAAATAGAGATCGTGCAATATTTGCAATGTCTCATCGATGTTGGCAACCTTAAAAAGTTCTAAATATTTCATCACAGACTCGTTAACGAGAGAAGAGGGAAGACATCGGTATCATCCCTCTCCACCCGGTTTTTCACTGACTCACTAACAGCAGAACAACCTGCCGTCCCTTACTATACACACACAGAGAACTTATTCGAACAACTTATCGGCTTCATTTAACGATTAAGCCAACGATCCGCGACCTTTTTTGCCGACTTCTTTTTCTTACCCCTCCACATCGTGTGACCGTGATATTGATCCAAGGTCGAAGCACAGAAAGCTTCTGGATTATCCATTTTACCTTTCATTCGCTCCACGCATTTAGTGAATGGCGTTTTTGATTTGCCCGTGAGATTCTCTACAAACTTTTTGATGGACTTTTGAGTCCATCCTTTTGGGAGGCTACTCCACCCCGAACTTTCTTTCGTCATCACAACTCTCCTTCTAGTAGGAAGGAAAAATACAATCAAGAACAGGCGTAGCCGTTCAACGCCACAATTTCCAGGTATACATTTTTAGATGTCCAAAATCCCTGGGCCTGAGGATCAGGGATTGCGTTTACCAACATGAAAGAAGCAGTGGAACTGGGGTACCCCCGTGGCAGAGCGATTCTCAAGATGTTTTCCTCGGTAATTTGAAAAAAGGTCCCAATGTGTTCAGAAGACACCTCAAAAAATTCCAGGGAGACCGTATTCTCTTTTTTGGAAGCGACTAATTCCATCCAGATATTTGGCCCGATTTTCCAACAACATGAACCGAACACCTCGATGTGTCCTGCATGCATAGCATGAAACCACAAATGAAGATGTTTCTCAAAAAACCTACGGACATGGGTAGGTGATGTTGTGTCTTCAAACGAGGCTAACAATGCAGAGTCGAAGTCTGAGCCGAAAGACTTGCCCCGCGCACAAATCACATTCATGTTCTGATTCCTTGACTACGAAGAACATGGTGTAAAGGACACAATGTGACATATTGTGTCCTTTCTGGATCTGCTTCCTCGCCGCACACTTCGCAAATCGTCACACTCTCATGTTCTGCGGCTTGGATAAATCCTGCCAACGTACAAGCGATGTCCTTTGGGAGACCTCCTGTGTAAAATCTCAAGCCACCAAACTTAGATTTTATTTGGTGAATCTCTAATTCTTCGTGTTCTTCAAAATAGGGATGCAGTTTAATGGACAATTCCCAAATAAGATTGAACCAACCCTCTCCAATTTCAAATTGGAAAAAATCATGTTCAGCACTGAAACAAGGACCACGCCGGAAAAGACAAGGGAACATATCCATCAAACATTTTTGAGATTCCGGTTTCATTCGTACTCCCATCGCACATTTTCTTCAATTCGACGGATAAGTTTACTACTCGCGTCGTTTCTTAACCGGATATCATCCGGTAGAAGAGATAGATCCGTCTGGAAAAATAAAGCACCAAAACTCTCTACGGCTGTGGAACACATTTTCAGGTGTCCGTTTGAGGAATTTCGTTGCACGGCAATGCTTGTCATCGTCTTCGGTGTCAAAGATCCCTGGAAAGTGACCTTTCGATCCTTGTTCTTACATAGGCAGGCTAACAAATACCGATTAGGCTTTCCACCACAAGTGGGTACTTCGAGAAACGTACCTGAAGCAAGCATGACCTGGAAGTTTGCTTCATGAATCAACTGTTCCACTCGGCGGATATATTTTTGGATGTGTGGGTTCTTTGGGGAAAGTAACAAGGTAGAAACCCAGGAATGGAACTCAAAAATCTCTCGATCTGTATTGAATACTGAATACTTAATTTGCATGGGCGCTGCCTGACTCATCCTGCAATCGAGAAAACATCATCTCACACAGATTTCGAACTGCGGATCTTCGATCTTCGAAAGAACAGGGAACCTCTTCCGGTGTCACAATCATGTTAGTCTTGTTCCTAATGTCATTGGCAAACACCAGATTGGCGCTAGAGTCCCTTAACAATTTAAGACCTCTCAAGTAAGTGTCCTCGGAGGTGGTTCCAGCCGTGGTCTTAAATCCGACCAGGAAAATGTCTTCTCGTTCACTGCGGATAGTTTGAATCACCTTGTCAGAAGAGGTTAGTTCTAGAAGGTATTCCAATTTCGAGGAGAGTCTTTCCTGTCCTTTTCCAAATTCTGTTACGCTCTCGGTAACTTCTCCGGTTTCCCCATCCGTAACTTTCAGTTCGCAGGGTTCAAAATCGCAAACGGCGCTGGACAAGACAATCCCTCTGGTGTCTTCTCGATCCTTCAACAGCCCCAAGAATTTTTCTAAATCCTCGTTGGTTTCCAGGTGCTTGATTCCCAACTGATCAAATAAGGATTGAACCCAGGAACACCTGTCGGTTTTTTCTGCCATTCGGGTTTCGACTAGGTGAACTTTGTGCTTGTCAAACGCACACAGGTTTTGTAATTCACCGTAGATTTCACGGCCCACGGTACCAAAAGCAGGTGCACACAATGCAAAGTGTGGCGCAATGTGCACTAATGTACCACCAGCGATGACGTAAATTCTCTTCATCATAGACTCCTTCTGGGTTCAGGGATCACAAATTTCCAACTCTGGAACCGAGAACTTAATTTGCCAATCCTCGAATTGCTGAAGTCCTCGATTAAAAATGGGAGGTTTTTGTTTAAACTCACCCGCTGCGACTACTCCGTAACACATATGATTTATCCCGAATTGTGTTATTTCTACATGTACCTCCAGGTCGTCGCCACCCACCATGCCGTAAGACACCCCATTGAGTATCAAATACGACCAACACCAAAGAGGATCCGGCCCCTCAAGGTAGCTTTCCCATTGTCGAGTCAATTGACAGAACAAATGTATAGATCGATGAAAAAGATTAACCGGAGGAAAGTCACAACCTCCGATCTTCCTCTGTTCAAATGACCAATAATTGATGATCTGGTCCAATGTCTGAGCGGAGTGCATTTAGATTTCTCCGTCCAACAACGAATGTATGCCGGTCATCAATGATGGACAATCCCAGGACAAGAGAAATTCTTGAAATTCGGAAACGGTGCTTCCGTTATACTTTTGTACGTCCACATCGGCGATATCCGTCACCATCTTTGTTACTCTAATGTTGATCGCAGCTTGAATCGCAAAATCTCGAATCTTTTCTCTTTCCGCGACGGAACCCGTGAACTCAGTGCTGACGAAGTCCAAAACCTCTTCGACTGTATTGGATTGCGTGAGGATTGGTGTGAGAACTTTCTTTCGGACTCGGAACAGTCCGGGGATATCGTCTGAGGTGTCTCCAAAAAAAGCTTTGTGGAGGGCAATCTTGTCACACGGCACCCCGTATTTCTGCTCTGCGATCTCTTGTGTGGTCACCTCGGAGTTATTCCCAAAACATTTCACAGCAGGCTTCAGCAGCGACCAGAGATCTTTGTCGGAAGAGATGATCCACACAGAGTCAGAATCCGGTAACCAAGAGGTGACCAGGGTAGCGATAATGTCATCTGCTTCATACAAGTCATGGTGGTAGTGAGTAGAGGGAATTCGTTGGAGGACATCACGAAATTCATCTTTTCTCTTCTTCATCTCCAAGATCTCTTCTTTTGGAGCCGAACCCGTGCGGCGAGAGATCTTATACTCTTTTAAGATGTCATATCTGAATCGAGGGATTCCATCCCAGACAAAATGAAATTTGTAGAATCCATCTACTTTCCTCACGAGGCTCTGTAAGCTTCGAATTGCCCCGTAAACATGAGAGACGACCCTCCGGGTGTTCAGCCGGTCATTTCCGTACAAAGAACGGAAAAAGAAGTTATTTGCATCCACTACAATGTGTGTAACGTCGTTGGAAAATAATGGGAATGTCATGGGCAATGAGTCCTCTTTTTAAAAAATATCTTTAATCGAAACCAATGGGAAGACCGAATTCGAACATTCTATTGAGGAATGGTCATTCCGTGTGTTTTGACAAGATGACAAACTTTTCCACTTTCATAGGGATGAATACTTTCTGCGTCAATGGGGAGTTCAGTAGCGCTGATGACACGGACTAGGTAATTGTGTTTATCTTGGATGTATCCAAGATGGTCCATCTTGGTATTATCCCTCATGAGTACCATAAATCGAGTCTCCCGACGTTTCAAGGTGATGAAGACAGACCACTTTTCGTTATTAATTCGAGTGTTGACGTGAGCCGAATCATCGGACATCATGGTCGCACACATTTGTGTGTAGCGGAGAGCTTCTAGAAAGAGATTGTAGGGTTCAAAATTCACACGCATCCAAGATAAAAACATGGATTCGGAACAATAACCCGTTGGAAGTCGGAATTTAATGTCCATTTGCCCTCCGATTTGGCAAAATCACTGTAAGTGAGTATACTTAACATCAGTTACTATTTTTAGTGCAGGAGAAACACCGTGAGAACTTTGTGGACTAGATATGAACACGGCACACAACCCGTGAAAATTTTCCCGTCCGGGGAATTTGAGTATGCCAGAAAAACATTCACTCATCCAAAAGAATTACTCAAGACCATCACTGGCAAAGAAAATACACGTCTATCATTAGATAGGTACTTTCGAAGTAAAACCCAAAAAGAGGCCAACTCCATCTTCGAAATTTTCTTCGGGAAAGAAAACGAGCCTAAAACCGGGATCGATGTCACGAAGAAATATGGTGACATCGAAAGAATCTTTTATGCCGGATTCGGATCGGAGATCGCTCGTGCGGGTCACGATCCCGAGGATGTCCTACAAGAAATCTACAAGGGTATTCTTGTTCGTAACAAGGGGAGGTGTCCTTTCGACAAGAAGAAATCTTCTTTCGGTCATTATGTGTACATGGTGTGTCGTTGTATCGTGAACAATTACCACAAAAAACACCAGAAGAGGATGCAGAAGGAAAAGGCAGGGTTGCCGGAGAATCGGAACCACCCAGAAGTTAAGCCGGACACCTACCAAGGTGCCGTCGAGAACTTCCTGAGTTTCCTGGCAAAGAAACCGTTGTCTGAAGAAGACCTTCGTCAGATGCGTGTAGTAACTCTACACTTGTCGGCTGGAAAAACTCAAGAAGAGATTAGCCACGAAGAACAACTTTCTAAATCCCGATTAAAGTCCGTCGTAAAATTACTCCGATCTTACGGTCAGGAATATCGTGGAATTTAAGGAGAACGGTTTGCGACTTCTTGCATTAATTCTGGCATGGACCGTATTCTCTTGTACGTTACCGAAAGTGAAAACCAAAACCTCAGCACATCATTGGGTGAAAAAGCTCACGGGGAAAAGATGGTTTCTCACTAGACTATTGTCTTCTGGGAAACGCACACCCAAGAAACCGGCGCACTTGGAAATAGTCTGGACATTTCATTCCGGAAAACCCTGGGGAATACTAATTTCAACGGTCTACGCGGGTCACCGGATTCTACGTAGGAGAAAAGGAAGATGGCGTGTACTCGCCACCAACACGCTACTGTTCCCTGGATCTAAAACAGATCTCTTCTACCGAGTGTCTTTCCCTCGTAAAGGCCACTTGAAAGTACATTTACACTCCTCAAGAGGTCCACTTCTCGGTATTATGTGGTTCAAGCGAAAATTAATGTTCGAATGATCCATCCTGTGCAGTAGAATAAAACAAATGAGTCCTAATAGGACTTACCGGAAGCCGTTGAATCCCCCTCGTTCGACGGCTTCTTACTTTAAGATACCTCCATTACGAATGTGTTACCGGATTGAATCAAGCCATCGGGGATTCTGGATCCCCTTAATTCCCAACATGTGAACTGTAATGCCTGTACCACATCTACATTTAGATAACAATCTGACAATTCCCCCTTGCGAACGCTAAGGTGCCACCCACTTTTTAATGCAAACACTCCCAGGACATCTTTAAAGTAAACATAGAGATGTTGATACCTCAACACACCTTGTGTGATATACTCTACATGTTGAACAGGATAGCGATTTCTCACCGGAACTGAGAAATTGAATAATTCGAGATTTGTAGCGTCATGCGTCTTCCGGGATTAGATCAAAAACGGCTTGATATAAGGCTTCATTCTGAGGGTCTGGTTGGGTGAATTGTGCTGGGGCATTGTGTATGGGCATTCTTCCAAAAATGGACATGGAAAAAACTTCCATGTCTGTGATTTTAGTTTGCGTGGTGACTTTACACCCAAAAGACCAGAACCCTAACATTCTTTGAAGTGGCAACAGCAGATACCCGTTTGTCATTTTGAAGTATCTAGAATAATACTGGTAGGTGTGAAATCCTTTTTGGATGAGTTGACAATCCTCTACCGTCAAGTCTGGATACTTTTGCCGAAATTCCTGCAACAAAATATTTAGGTGGAGGGTCGAAAACGGGATCATCATTTCATCCTTGTGAAGATCCATCAATACATTTCCCACTGTAGTGTTTCTTTAACAATGGAAATGTAAATGAGTCGAGATATACAACTTACACATGCGTGTCCACATTTAATAATTGAGGAAGCGATTTCACTGGGGGCAGATCGCATGTCTTTGGTAAATAAAAATCCCATCGCATCCTCTGGTTCTATCCGATTATTGGCAAACGACCAATTTCACATCCCCTCCTACGGACTGAGCGTCCCGGCACTTCTAACCGGATCCTTCGCCGGTCCTTTCCGAATCAAAAAAGCTGAAAATACTCTGACAATTAAAACGCAAGGGGAATCCTTAGACGTGATTCTTCCAGTGGGGAATCGAATCACCACCGCTCAAGTCATCTCTAAAATTAAATCAGCGGATCCTAAAACCTTTTCTGCGAGTGAAAAAAACGGCCATCTGCAAGTCAAAGAAGAATCTCTAGTGGGAAGAAGTTCTAGTCTTCAACTCTCAGGGGTCGTTCGAGATTCATTAGGATTTAAATTACAATTTGGATCTCGGGGTAAGGAAGTATTTCCTCCTTGGGAACTCATCACAACCGCATCCAACAGACATCTACGATTTACGAAGCCCATTCGAACTACCCCGATCATTAAGATGACCTACCAGACCTATCCTCAAACCTGCTTACGATGTCGAGGAACGTTGGTAGAAAATGACATCCGATTCGATGAGTCGGGGGATGCCCTGTATGTGGAAGATGAAAACCTACTCTACCAAAACAGTCTCAAGATCATCCTTACCGATCTAGGATCAAATCTCTATCACACATGGTACGGTTCCAATATTAGGAGACGGATTGGATCCAAGGCAACAAGTACTGTTGCTGCTATGATCAGCGAAGACGTTAGAAATGCCCTACAGAACCTACAGGCAACTCAGTTAGAGCAATCCAATTATCAAACGGTAACTTTTAAAGAACGTCTTTACCAAGTGCAATCGGTAGAGACGTTTCAGAGTGAAGAAGACCCCACGATGTACATCGTAGACGTGGTGGTCAGAAATGCTTCCAATGAGCCTGTAAAAATCACTACCATCTTCACTGTTCCAAGCGTGATCCCAATTATTCAAGGGAAGCCACTGAGGTTTTAAATGTCTATTCCAACATTCAAAGGTCCAGATGGAATCTATCGAGAGAAATTCATTTTCTCGACCACCAAGGAAGCGAACTTCTTCACAGGTAAGATCTCTGCCAACGTTGCAGACTTACAGGTCTCTATTCTAGAGGCGGCATTTACCAGTGACCCGGATCTCATCATCTGGGATTCCGACACATTCACGATTCCGAACCCCTCTGCATATCCGGAAGGGATCTATCTCCAACCAGGATCAAATCTCATTCAGGTTCGAGCGATCACCACGGTCGGAACTATTTCTTCTCCTGGTATGATACAAGCTTCACTAATTCCTCAAAAAGATTCCGGTGTGATCACCGTGCCACCCTCTGCCATCGCAGTCGAGAAGAAAGATGGAACCGTGAAGATCAAATTTGATGGTCTTACTGACAGTGCTATTCTCGGATACCACTGCTATGCCTCTACAGAAAGTGGGGGAGGAGCCGGAGGCTACTTTAGAGTTAATGCCGATCTGATTTCCGGAGGGACAACCGAAAATGTCGTTTCGGAATTAGGTACCCTCAGTACCTCTGCTAATGTAGTGGTGGACACAGACGGCTCTCTTAAGGAGACTCCTCAATACCTGCATTACAAAAGCACTCAAGAAGATAAGAATTCAGTAATTCTACAAACGGACATGTCCGAGTTGGTTTCGATTCCAGAAGGAACTACAAAAATACAAACCGACATCACAGTGTCATCGGTTAGCACGAAACAGAAACTCTCTTTCATACATGATAGAAACGGAGATTTCTCTTCTACTCCTTCCACATTACCGAATGGAGATTTTGCAGCGCTTCCCACAGAGGATCCTCTTTTCTATGTAGTGACTTCTGTCTACTATGATTCCACTTCCGGATTAGAAGTGGAATCCCATTTCTCACCCGAGGTGTCTGGATACCCTCTGAGAATATCTGCAACCATTGGAGGAATTCCCACGGTTGGAAGGGCTCAAATCATCCAGGACACTACATTAGCAATTCACCGATCACAAACACAACTAGCGGTGCATGCCGGTTCCTACACCAAAGATGTGACTCTGGATCCGTTCTCCTCTGAGGTGGAGAGGTTGCGTTTCATCCTGGACTTCATGCATCAGGCCCAATCGTTCTCCACGCTCCTTAACATTGATGATCCCTCTGAATCCGGAGACCCCATTCCAGTATCCCAATCCGCTTACAAGTTAGCATTGAAGCAGGCATTTTTCCTTACGGAAAATCAAGAAGTACAAGATCTTATCGACATGTCATTCGACCACTTAGCGACAAAGGTCGGGACCACAAGAAAAGCAGGGGTTCGATCAAGAGGAGAGGTGACCTTCTACCTTACAAACACTCCTAATGTCTCTTTCCCCATCCCCATCGGAACAGGAATTTCCAGTGGAGATGTTCAATTTAGAACCACACAACATGCCGAAATCTCTGTCTCCAATCTCGCATCTTTCTACAGCCCTTCTACAGGGAGGTACTCCGTAAAGGCTCTAGTAGAGGCGGAAGACTCAGGCACCTCTGGGAACCTAGCTTCCGGTCAGATTTCTCAACTTACGAACACCATCGCAGGTCTTTTTGTCATTAATGAAGCGAGAACATTTGGTGGAAAAGACGCAGAGACCAATAGAGAATTAGCAGAAGTCGCTCAACGAAAGCTGGCGTCCTTAGATGTGGGAACTACACAAGGATACACGGCAACGGTTTCTGCTCTCCCCGGTGTGGAACAGATTCAGGTGGTTGATTCGAGTCATGTCCTAATGCAGAGAGACTTTGACGAAGCGACCTCCACACATCGAGGAGGAAAGGTTGATGTCTGGGTGAAAGGGGAAATCCTCTCCCCCACAACGGAGACATTCGCGTTCTCCTTTGAGATTAAAAAGAACATTCAATTTGTGGTCTCCGGCAGTCCTTCCAATCTAGAATTCGTTGCTGTGGATTCAGATCTTTCTGCTGCAAACCCCATCATTCAAATGCTCGATATTTCTTCTTGGGGGTACGTTTTCGAAAATGCGTCCACTGGAGAAATATTTAATCTAACGGATGTACAGATCACGGACTACAACAAAATTAAGTTGTCCAACACGTACAACAGTGCACAAAACATTCAGGTCACGAATGTATTTTTGGGAGACTATCGTTATCGGAGTAGTGATAAATTTTACTTCACACAACAACCGATCCGCAGCATCTCCTCTTTTGCGGGATCTGTCACGGGCGAAGTCGATCCGGATGTGTACTCGACGTACCAATTAGAAAACCCATTGCGGAATGGCAGGTCCAAACTCGGAAAGAATTTCCTCCAACTAATTGACTCACAAGACAGCACTGAGGTAATTCCATCGGGAACACCCATTTCCGTTACGGAAGAATCACATGTAATTCTTCAAACGTACACCGAATTCCTCAACAATTTGGGAATCAACCCTCTGACAATTAAAGTCTATGACTCCACCCGAACCACATTATACATAAGCCCTCATTCATTAACCGGAACACCCGATTATTCGATCGTCGATGGGAGCACTAACATTCCCATTGGAATTAAAAGAACTTCTGCCAGCACCATTCCAGACGGTGCGACACTTTCGATTGATTACGATCATGACGAAAATTTCACCGTCTCATACTCGCACAACCTATTAACTAAGTTGGCACAAGAGGAAGTAGACAAGACTCGACACATCACCGCAGATGTGCTGATCAAAGATTCCATCCCGGTGCCTCTTGACCTGACAATGACAGTGGTCTTGGACAGGTCATCTGGTGAAAATCAGATTCAACCGGGCGTTGTGGATTCAGAGATTAGAACCAACATTCTCAATCACATTAATGCGTTGGGATTAGGCCGACCTCTACGTCAAGCCGACATCATTTCTCTTGTGGACTCCACTGAGAATGTGTCCTACCCTGTGACACCCCTCACGAAAATGACGAGGTCTTCTGGGTCACTCGTTCTGAAAGAGGAACTCACCCTGTCATTGGATTCCGATTACGAAATCCTTAAGGATTGGTCCACTACAACAATTAGTGCCTACCTACTCAAAAGTAAACTCAAGTACGCCACTTCTACAGGAGGTGGTCCGTCCACGCAATATCGAGGTGTGGATGTAGATGATTTAGACACTCTTCTTATCACTTCATCCCTAAGTTCATCCGGCTCCCCCCTTAATCAAAAAGAATTGTCTTCTTACATCATTGGAGACTCCGGAATGAGCATTCCAGGGTACACGGATGATGCGACACTGCTAAGTCAAGCCCCCTACTCCAACAGTGATCAAAACAACCAGTGGGTGCTAGATCAACGGAAAGAACTCACTCAAAATAGGGTGGTCCTTGCCTTAAAGGGTGGGGTGGATAGCACCACGGCACTACTAAAGAAGTTAACTGACCAAACAGTCACTAACCTAAGTCACCTTCAAATCTTTGAGGACACCATTGTAGTAAAAAGTAAAGATTTGGTGACCACCTATTCCAAAGACGTGGATTATGTGATCGTTCCAGGGACCACACAAACACCGGCTGGAATTAAAAGAACTGCCGCCAGCACCATCGTGAGTGGAACTGAGGTATCCATTGATTACAAATATCGATCGGGTTCGGTAATTGATCTACCTACAAAGTACAAAGTGACTTGTACGTACATCGTAGCTAGTGACACACAGGCTAGAAATATCTCCACAGGTCCCACCGAATATCTAACGCTGGGTGAATTGGTTCTCTCTTTCGATGAGGATGTGGAATCATGAGTATCAAAAAGGTTTTCCCCACGTCACTGGCACAAAATCCGGCACCCGTTCTAGAGAAGGGTCAGGATTGGAAGGACTCTCATCGAGATCAAGTAGAGAAAATAATGGGTGTGTTTTTTGAGGTACTTCCCTCAAACTACTACAGTCAAACAATGGGACCTTCTTACACCCTGCAATTCCAAGCATTAGCAGAACAAATCGCATCTGTGCAGTTGTCAGCACAGGAAATCTTCCATGACAACTCTTTCGATTACACCAGATCAGAGTTTCTCTTTCAAATTTTAGGTTTGTTCGTCTTTCCAGAACCCGAAAAAGGAATTCCAAATATCGACGGTGACATCACGTACCGAGAATTCCTCACGAAGATGATCAATCTGTTACTTCAAGGAAGTACGAAGGCTTCAGTCGAAGCCGGTGTGAAGTTGGTGGTGACGGGTTCTACCGTGGAAGTGCTTGAGAAATCCATTTTAGGAAGAGACACCGAAAATTCAGATTGGAGTTGGGATGATCAATTTGAATTTGAAGTTAACATTTCAGGGACATCGTTCCCAACCAATCCCATTGTGACACAACAAAATGTGGATAAGATCCTTCAGGCTCTGAAACCTAGCCACACCCTCTATCAATATCGACATGTGTTCAACGAGACTTTTTCGTCTCTCTTCACCGCGACACATGATTGGGTGTACGAAGAATTTAAGTATGAGGATTATCGAAAATATTGGGGTGGTCTTCAAAAGATTTCAGGGACCACGGGAGAAGTACTCACCGATCGATTCTTCTTCTTGGATACATCTAGAGATTTCAGTAACCTATCCATCCCAGGGACACTTACCATCTTATCTGGGGGAAATGCGGGAACGTACAAGATAAGTCAAATTCTCACACTTCCAGTGGGTGATGACAGTACTTCTCGATCCTACACCACATCTCCCACAGGACTCACTGGAAAAGTGACAATTGCCAACGGCGTACTGACGGATACGAATCAAAATTTTGTTACCGCAATTGAGGGCGAAGTACTCACCATCACGGAAGGACCCAATGTTGGCAGTTACCGACTGAAAACGCTAGTTGGCGGTGGACCTGTTGGATTTACGTCTGGAACATTTACGCAAGTGCTCTTAGCTCCGTCACTACTTAAGTTGAGTTCTCGAATCCCCACTGTTGCCAGCAGTCAAAGCTACGAGATTACGTTAGATCGGTTAGGAGTCAAAACCGCTAAGTCGGTGATTGATGAAGATGTCTCTTTGCAATTCATCCTATGAGAGATAAAAAATGAGTTTTGGTGTTTATCCATACGGTGTTGGTCCCTACGGAACTAGTGAAGACGTCCTTCCTACATTTACGATTCTCAGTATCTCCGGGACGGTTTTTCGAGTCACCTATTCAGAGGAAATGGTGAACAATGCGTCACTGCTCCTAGCCGCCAACTATGTAGTCACCACACTTCACGGCGTGGCTCTCACACCCAGTGCGGTCGTGGTGCAGGATTCTAATATCACGGGTGTTCTTTCCGTAGATGTCACACACTCCGGATCGACCCTGGCTGGGAAATACAATCTCCGTGTGATGAACGCTCAAACAGTTGGAGGATATACCTTTGACGTCCTGGCAGACACGGCTGACTTCTTGACCCGAGGAGACGCACCGTCATTTGAAGTCGCGGCTCCCACAGGAAATACCGTGGTGGTAACGTATCACCAACCCATGTTGCCGGAAGCCACCTACACCCCAGGTCTTGGAGATCTTTCCACTTATGACATCACCCTGAATGGAGTTTCTTATCCGGTAGTCCCGACCATTCAAAGTGTAGCAGAAAACTCAACCTCTCAAGTGACCTTGAATGTTCAGGGGATGACGTCTCTCTCCTACCAGATGGAAATCTCACCCTCGGATGCTTTCTTGTACGACGGATCTCTTCTCCCGTCTGCCAGTGCCGGATTTACTGGGACTGAGGTGGGTACTGGGACTTCTCAAATCGCCTCTGGAAAGTTAGTCCTCTCTAAAATGTTAGGTGACTCTTACGGTTGGTCTTTTCAGGACACCTCTGGAAACGTCACTTCTAGTTCCACATTCCAAACTGACATTTGGATTGAGTCACCCGGAGTGGATTTCCTAACTCCATTTGGAAATGACATCGCATATACCTTTTCGTTCTCCAATGGGGACAAACAAGTTGATGTGAATTTCATGCACGTCAGCGGCAACCCCACTATTCAATTCCTAAGCGGTACTGCAAACGAGTCCGTAGAGCTAGATTGGACACAGGGAGAAAATAAAATATCCCTTCTTCGAAATGGGAAGGGTCTTTTTTATGCTCTCCTCTGGAATGACATTCCGACACTGTCTATTGCTGCTGCCAGTGTGACAAAAAATGCAGAGATCTTAGGTGGCTCCCCAGGGGCACAAGTCTTACTGTCTTCTAACTACCAAGTTTCAAACTTCAAAATCAATGCTCTGAACGTTCGATCAACGCAGACGGCGTTCTCTGCGACCTGGAATTACTTGCACGGTTCCACGTTTGTGTTCAATGGAAGCGCCGCTCTCGCAAACGACACCATCAATACTCAGTACGGACCTCTCACCAAAGGTTGGGGCGATTCTACCCCGGCAACTAAAAACGATGTCACCGTCACCCTAAATGGAACGCCGGTGACCATCTCCAACGTTAATCCGTACATGGGTCTAATTACATTAGCGACTCCCATTCCCTATGCCGCTTCTGGAATTAATAATGTCCTTGTTGATTATTCCTGGATGGAAAATCCAACACTTCCAATGGAGAAACTCAATACTAAGGGATTGGTGTTGAATCAGCGAGGAGATTCAACACACACCAGATTCCCATTTAGTTTAGCGTTGTTGAACAAACCCAGAAAGCAACCGAAGAGATTTGGTTATCAACACCTGGGTTTTCACAAGAAATACACGGCAAGTTTAAACAGACCCACCACACTAAAACTTAATCGGAACCCACACCATCCCTCAGTAGAAGACTTAGAATCCGCCTCAAAAGACTTCAACCTGTCTTACAATGGAGAAGTAACACCCACACTAGCATCGCCACCTTGGGTGTTAACAGGAGCAGACGCAGGAAAAGTTCTAACAGGTAACAAGTCCTATCAATTGATAGACAACAGTGCGCTGACGTTGCCCACAGGCACCTCTTCCGTCTACACACAAAATTTGAATCTGAATTACAACAATGACATCCACCTATCTACCCGAATAGCGCTCACCTCGTACACACTAGATGGAGTCTTCACGGGAATTGGATTTGGGATCCACAACCAAAATCACATCTGTCTTGTTGGGATGTTGGAAATCAACAGTCTGAAACATGTGGGTCTACTCAAAACACCTGGGAATTTCTTCGACGTGAACTCATGGGATGTGTTGGCTTCTCCAGTAGGGGAAATTCTAGAGGCTAACAAGATCTCATTCACGACTTCAGATCTCCCAAAGGGATTGCTTGCCGATTTAAAATTCCAGATTCTCTCTGGAACTCAGGCGGGAACATACACCATTAAATCAGTGACCGATTTCTCTTCTGGGGTGACACACATTGTCACCAAGGAGAACTTTCCGGCAGACTTTAAACTCTACGGCAACGACAAACCAAAAGCATCTTTTCAAATTGATTGGTCTGTTTTAACCTCGTATCGAATCTTTGCACAATTCCATCGGAATGTTTTCCAAGTGTTTTTGGGAGGCTCTATTTACGGTCTCATTTCGTCAACGACTCCAAGTCTACCATCCCCTACAAACACACACCTTCAATTATCGCAGGATAAAGATCAAATCTTTTGGGGATCTTTTAGCCGGAAGTCCACCAATACTTCAGAATGGGATTTTTTCAGAGTCGGCACTACCTCTCCATTGGTGAAGAAGCACACTCAGTACTCTTCCATTTCTTTGGAGATGGATTCCCTACCAGAAACGAACTCCTGGTCACTGACCAATCAGTACGGTTATGTCCGAATCAAGAATAACCAACTTTTGTTAAAGTCCAACCAATCCTCCACGGTGTTTGATACCTCATATGGTTATTTTCGAGATGAGGAGTTTCTAAATCCTAGAACACATTTCAATGTGGAAACACTCCTTCAACAAGACTTTGGGGTTTCTACTTCTGGAGACACACAGATTCAAGTTCTCGACGGGGTCAAAGAAGTCACCTGTTCGACTCTAATGTACTTAGAAGGTGGCTCTCCTCACCGTAAATTAATAGAGCTACCCTCTATCTCTTCCACTATGATTCAATCCCCGACACAAGACGGTTGGGTGGAAACAAACTCCAGCGCTACTTCGGCAATCTTTCAAAAAGAATTGCACTTAACGCAAACTCTCAAAACATCCATTCATTACACAAAAGATTTAAGTCCCACTTCCCCTCCTTTTGCAGATGAAGGAAAAAGAGTCATTGAAGCGAGGTTGAAGATCACCTCCTGGACAAAGAATGGAACAGATCTAATCGGTCCATTCTTTGGAGCCGACGTTGGAAATAATCCTCAAAGTGGTGGTGGAGATCCACGAAGAGTCACCTTGTCTTTTAAAGACTCTTCGCCAGCAAGGGTCAGCTTCGTGGATATCGACGACGGATTGAGCGGATATGCTCCAATCCAAGATTACGATTTTGATTGGACAGACAAAAAACAACACACTTATCGAATCACTGCCGATGAAGTTGCGGGAACAGTGACACTGGTAATTGATGATGTGGTCCAAACACCCTCAGTGAGTCTGTCCAATTTTCCTCAGACTGAAAAAAACACCCGAGCATACTTTGGTTCTATCCTGATAGACACCCTTTCCACTTCGGTGTGGGAATCTTTCTCGGTGTTCTGGGATGCTTCCACCTCAGTAAAGAGAACTCTTGGAGTTTACCTGGGTGGAGATCGAACAGACATCAACAGTTGGGAAATCCCTCGAACGGATGCCACAACAGAAAAGAATGAAACGGCTTCTGCCGTGGTGCAAGAGATGGATTGGAGAAGTCCTCTTCATGTCCGAATACACCGGGATCCCGATTGGGGAGTCACCGTATTTCGTCCCGACATGGCACTCCCGCCCTATTTCACAGGATCCTATGCCACAGAACACACAAGTCCTTCAGCAGGGTGGATTAACGTAGAGACTCAAAAGCTACCCCAAAAGATAAAGACACACGGAAGTGTCTCTTTCGGTTCGATGCAAAGTTCTAGCATCGTTCAACAGAGGTGGGATTATTTTCGATATCAAATTTTCCGAAATTCCCCTCCGAATTTTGAATCTCCTCACCACATGGTGCTCAACCAGCACCACAGTATTTCCAGCGCCGGATTTCTTAAAGATAAGACCGTAGAAGTTGTCGCTTTGACCAGCATCTCTTCTACAAATGTTTCCCTCATCCCAACTCAGATTAATGCGTCACATATTTACAAGATCGTGGATGGAGTCACCACGTTCACAGAAAATCAGTTAGTCTTCAATCCCAAAACCCAAGTCATCAGTCTGAAAGAAGGACTGAAGTTCTCCAACACCCTTGCTTCAGTTACGGTTCATTTTGTTGTTGGAAGACCTATCACAGAAACTTATCTCAAAGCGCAGCCTTTTGAAGAGATCTACACACTCCTTAATGAGGGAACTCCGCCTTTTGAAAAAGGTTTAGCAGACGGGCACACAAAAGAAGTGCAATCGGGTTCCCAACTTAATTATCCTCTGCATGCGTTGAACAACCACCAATCTTTGATTTTGAATGACCCACACAATCGAATTGTCTTTAAAGACCCTGCAACGGCACTTCTGGATTGTTTGGAGATTTTCGAAAGCAACAATGGCGATACAGAAGGTCTTCTGTCATTCTTTTCGGATGAGACTTCTCCGATACAAGGTCTTCAAGAATTTGCCCTGCAAGGCGACCAATTCACCGAATTACAAATGCCTGCCGGTCTGGTCCCACCTCTTTCCTCCTACCAAACTCTTTCGTTGAGCGGGGGTTCATATCCCGCGTTGGGTGGTGTCTTGGGACCAGTAGCCACTAAAAATTCTCCTCTCCTAACACCGAATCAAAATGGAAGCGGTGGTACTATGGGATTGAATCAACAAATGAGACTCCGTCTGGTGGATTCGGCTACCGGGGTACTCTTGCAAAAACTAGACCTTTAATCAATCTATGATCCACCCCAACTGAAAGCTTTTGAGAATGAGAACTATGAAAAGAGAAAAATTCACAAATCGGCAAGACCAAGTGGCATTTCATTTGGGACAACACGAAAAAGAGTGTTGGGCACCCTACCAAGGTTTGGTGATCCTAGAACTGAAGGATCAAAATGGAAATGTGATCCAACGGATAGAAAAACCAAATGTGGTCACACTGGATGCAGGAATTCACGCTGCAAGGCTGTTCAAGGACAAAAGTGAACCCAACTTTGGAGCTTTAATGCTCGCGGTCGGAACAGGTGCCTCGGGTTCTGCGGTTTCACCGGACGCGCCCAACTCTAAACAGAGGAAGCTCAATAATGAGGTCGAGAGAAAAGCTTTCTCCTCGGTCACATTTAGAAATGCTTCCGGTGTTGCCGTCGCGTACCCCACAAACATCATCGATCTGACCTGTCAATTTACGGCTTCGGAAGCTGTTGGTGCCCTCAATGAGATGGGAATTCTTTCTCCAATCTCTAGTAATACGGCTACAAAGAATCACAATCCTAACGCTTATCCCACGTATGATCCCACGGTGGATGTCACCAATTATGATGTCTTGTTAAATTACCTGACGTTCGGATTAGTTTCCAAATCCGCATCTTCGATTTTGACTATCACCTGGAGATTTACGTTCTAACGTTCCTCCACACAAGTTATGATGAGACAATGGCCGGTGTTTACAGTTCTGGAATACTAAATATCTTAGGAGGTCAAGCACTCCTTCACAGAGAATGGGGGATCTCCTCCACCATCCAGATCCCGTATGGGATTCGGCTAAGATTGACGAATCCCAGCACCTCTACAAATGTCATTTGCATTTTCCTAGTGAAAGAAAAGAAAACTATCTCCGGGAACACTGACTTTTGGAGTTCTCAATATAAGGTTGAATTTTTAAAGAAGGAAGGGAATAGAGTACGGAACATTTCTTCTATCAATGGAACCACAGGATACAAAATGAAGCAACTGATTGGATCTAGAGTGGGAATCCCCAGTGTTTCAACGGGTATAAAGGCCATTGAAGAAATGGAAGTGGAAGACCTTCTGTGTTCCAAATTCTCATATGACGGTGAGCAAGATCTCTGGTACAGCATCGAAAAGAATCTGATGATTGCCTGGAGAAGTTTCCTACATGTCTCGGTGTGCACGATCTTACCGAGACAGAATCAGGGCATTAATGCCCAATTCAAACACGGAGATGTTTACCTCCAAGTTTGCCCCCATTGGAAAGAGATCTCTTCTGATCTGAAACCGACTGCGGATAACGTCTTACTAATTTGGTCACAATTCCACCAGAGAGATGACGTGGCTTCATTCCTAAAAGAAGAACTAGGTTTCTTCGAAAATTCGCTGAATCTTTTTGTTCCCGACATTGCCAAAGAGTTTTATTCGCAGAAAATGGAAGAGGATTGTTTGTCCTATTGGAGTCGAGTCCCCGTTATAGACATCCGAACACAAGCGCAAATGACGGTGACACCATGAGTGAGATTCAGATATTACAACAGGAGATTAAGGAGGCGGAAAGGCTACGAACAAAAGTCCAGCGGATTTCGCGAACCCAAGGTGGTGAATGGGGAACCCTTTCCGGGATGCCGAATGGGAGGATTCTATTTCTGGATCTGAGTCCAGAAATACCAGTAGATCCTCAACGACTATACTATCGCCTCTCAAATGAAAACACCATTTCTGAATACGGTTATTTCTCTAGAAACGGATCTCAAGTCACTCTGTCCACTAGATCCATGACTGTCGGATTTGGAGAGAAAAAACTACTCTCTTTTCTGATTCACTTCTTAACTCAAAAGATCCAAACGAAACAAATAGCTTTAAAACACTTACAAACAAACAAACTTAAGGATTCCTTTGAGGAAGCCTTATTCATTGGATAAAGAAATTGAGCATTAAAGACCACAAAGACCACTATTCGTCACTGAATAGCACCACGCCGAATACCGTTTCCCGGTCCAATGCCGTAAGGGAGCGTTCTTTTGAGCATGTGGTATTTCAGGCCGGTAAACCTGTCCTGGACAGTGAACTCAATGAATCCTCTGAAATTCGCCAGTTCTTACGAACTCTTTTGCAGGATCAAAACACCCCTTCCGGATTCCTAACAAACTCCTCGAATTTTGACGGCTACACCGACTTTCTTTTTGGTCTTCCTTCTGACCCAGACTTCCCCATCAATTCATTCCGAATGAACAAACGCACCGCAATTATTGCCGGTATGCCTGTAGTAATTGAGTACGCCAGTACAACTGACGTGGGAAAGAACAACATCCAACTCACAACACCGAAGATTTTTGATGGGACATCTTCTACGTTCAAGCGAACCGACTTTGTATTTTTAGAGGTATGGCGAACATTAGTTGCCAGCAGTCCTATTGCTACTGGAACGGTCCAAGTCAGTACCCCCGTGGATGGAGACACCGTCACAATTGATGGTCAGGTATTTACTGCTAAGAATACTCCAGCCGTCGCTACCGATTTCACAATCAGTGGCACTGATGCCAGCACCGCACAAAACCTCGCATCAGTAGTAACAAGTCAATCCATCACCGTGAAAGCAACCTTCGATGGAACAGCTACCGTTCTAATCTCTGCGCTCACCCCCGGTGCCGCAGGAAATACAACCCCCTTAGTGACTTCAGATCCCGCAAACTTCATTTTGTCTGGTGGCACATTACTGAATGGTGCAGATCGAATCAACAAACCTGCCCAAAACAAGATCTACCGACACGGTAATACTCAATCTCCCAGCGGTGTGTGGTTAGATGATGAGATCGCAGACACCGTTGTGATTTCTGAATCGGCACAGAGGATTCAAATCCAATACCGAATCCGTACCACAGGTACTACCGAAAACGTCAATCATAAAACACAACCAGACGGATTCTCCAACACCTCAATCCTGGCACAAGGTGCATTAGGTAGTCCTGTTGCAGGATATCCCTTTGTCCGAGCCGATGGAAGCTCTACTTCTAGTAGTTCCAGCGCGGTACAATATGAAAAGAAAGATACGGGACTTTGGATTGCAGGTGATGGTTCCAGCGCTGCCGCCACCTCCTTGGGAACGTTAGACGGATTTGTCTATGCGATCCCCATCGGATTCGTGTTTCGCAGGAACAACTGTTCCGATGTTGCCGCTTCCGTCAAAGGATTTGATCCTGAAAACAACACCAACGGTGGTCCAACGTGGAATCACGGAGGATATACCGGGGTCTTGGGTGCCATCGCTAGTACAAAGAGTGACCGGCCTGATGGAGCTTTTTGCGATGTGATTCAATCCACCGATTTCCTAGACTTAAGACGGCACGTCTCCCTTTCCCAATGGGACATGAGTTCATGTCTGCAAC